TTTTTCATCTACATGTTCTAAGAATTCACAACTCCATGCTAAATCAAACTCTCTATCTATTTTAGGTTTACCTGTAGTAAAGTCATGTAAATAAATTTTCTTTTCAATATCTTGTGGATATGTTAATGTAAAATCTCCATCTATACCCCAAGCATCTATTCCTCTATCGTTAGCTATCTGAACCATTGCTCCAGGTCCACATCCTATATCTATCATAGATTTTATATTATACTTATTTTTAAGATATAATAATGTACCTCTATCTGTATGAGTTTTATTTAAGTGACCACCTAAATGATCAGGCAATTTTTCCATCTTTCCTCATTTCAGCTCTAATTTTAGTTGCACTAATATTTTGTATATTATCATCTAATACATGCTCTGTAAATGTATATCCAACACCTCTACCATAACTTATATCAACTATATTTGGTACATGTTGGACATCATAATCTACTCCATGTGTAAATCCTTCATTACCTAAACCTTCTATTATACCAGATTTAACATCTTGGAAGTTGAATGGATTATCGTCTTGTCCTTCTCCACCAGAAGATCCAAAAACATCTCTTACCATTATACATACTTGTCCTGTTTTAGAATGAGCCCTCTTAAATAATTCAGTATGTCCTTTATGCCAAGGTTGCCATCTACCTAACATTTGTACTGTTGGCTTTTTCCAGTCCATTTAATTTTCCTTTCTTAATTACATTTAACTCAGATCCAATAGCAAATATTTCACTATCAGATAAAAACTTATCAACATGTTTATCTACTTCCATTGGTTTTTCAAACATTTTGTTAGTATCCTCAAATCTTCCTGAAGGAATAGTATCTAACCATATAGTATAGTCAGGATCAAAATGTAATCTAGTTTCTTCAGTAGGAGCTACAAAATCACATATAACAGTTCTTCCATGATCTTTTTCAAAGTCTGCATATGTTCTCATTCTCATAGCTTGTCTTATTCTACCTTCCATTTCAAAATCCCAATCATTAGCTGCTTTTCTTACAGCGTCAGCATTAAACCAGGCACAGTTATCTATCTTCTGGATTAACCTTTCAGCTAACCATGTCTTTCCTGATCCAGGTAATCCACAAATAAGTATTTTCATAACTTTATTATACTCCTTTTATTTTATTAGTTCAACTGTTCATTTAATAATTGTTTAGTATCTGTGTCATTCACAAAACCACCTACTGATTCTCTAATAATATCTGTTGATATAGCTTCTAAATAATATATTTCTAATGCTTGTGTTTCTAAATCATTAGATTGAAACATATGATACTCTCCAGGTGGAACAGTAGTCCATTCACCTGCTTTTATTTTTGTTACATCAATTAATTCATAATCTGTTTTCTTTTGATGTATTTCAAGTTCACCTTTTATCACATAAAACATATTCCACTTCATATTATGTTTATGCATACTACAATGCATATGTGGTTGTACATTTATTCTATGAACTTCTATCATTGGTGTTACTAATAAACTTTCAGTATCACCCCATATCTTCCCTGCTTTCATTTTAACTCCTGTATAATTGTTTGAGATATTCGTCATGTCTTAAATAATCTCCATACATTCTAGGTGAATTGTTTTTTAGAGATTTTTCTTTGTTCGATAATTTTTTGTGGTCTGTTTTGCCACTTACCGTTGATGTTTCCATTGTAGTATGTGTTGGATTCCAATACATTTCTGAGGAACTGTTGTTTGACTTCTTCAATATTGCAGTCGCCTCTTGTTGTATGGAGTGAGAGAATATGTCTTTCAAAATTCTCTTCACCGCTTTCTTTGACATCTTTTTGAAGCTCTTCACTTGATCCCCAGTAAGATTTCCAGTTGCTTTCAGTTCTTTTTTTATTTCTTTTTTTAGGTACTTTTCTAACATCATAAAAATATTTCCTTCCAATATACTTTTTTTTATTTAAAGTATTAATAATTATATATACAAAACCTTGGAAGTCTTTAATGTCATCACTGGTAAATTCTATACCATCAAATAACCAAGGTTTAATACTCTCTTTCGTCATAGTCATCATGATCATTATAATCATCTTCTATATCGTCATCATCCTCATCTTCTTCAAGAGGAAGATCAGTTCCACAAAAAGGACAATAGACTACTCTTTCTTGCTCAAAACTATATTTTATAGTAAACTGAGCACCACATTCATAGCAGTCTATGTTCTCTTGCATTTCTTTATCGCTCATTAAGCCCAAACCTCATCCCATGAACCTTTCAAGGCTCCTTTTGCATAATCAGTAGCTCTATTTTCAAAGAAGTTAGTATGTGTAGGTGCATTAATCATTTCTTCAACCCAAGGTAATGGATTTTTCTTAACTTTGAATATACCTTTCATACCCATAGAGATTAATCTTCTATCAGCAATATATCTAATATATTGTTTTACTTCTTCTGATCTTAAACCTTCTACTTTTCCCATTTGAAAAGCAAGATCAATAAATTTATCTTCTAAGTCAACCATTTTTTCTGCTATAGAATATATTTGACCTTTAGTAGCATCATTCCATAAATGTTTATTTTCTTCAATATAAGTTCTAAATAATTTTATTACTCCTTCTGTATGCATAGTTTCATCAACTATAGACCAAGTAATAATTTGACCCATACCTTTCATCTTACCATGTCTTGGAAAATTAAGCAACATAATAAAACTACTGAATAATGCTAATCCTTCTGTGAAAGCAGATAATGCAGCCATCTTAACAGAAATATCTAAACCATTATTAACTGTGTTAGTAAAATATTCATGCTTCTCTACCATTGCTTCATATTCATTGAATTCGTTGTAAGTAGTATCTGGCATACCTAATGTTTCTATAAGGTGTGCATATGAAGCTATGTGTAATGCTTCTCTAGCTGCAAATCCCATTAACATCATTCTTACTTCTGGTTGTGGAAAATTAGGTAAATAATTTTTAACATATCCACCAGCAACATCAATATCAGATTGAGTAAAAAATCTAAAAACTTGTGTTAAGAAATATTTCTCTTCTTTTGATAATCTATTCTTCCAGTCTTTAATATCTTCAATCATAGGTACTTCAGTATGTAACCAATGACTCTGTTCATGTTTTAACCACATATCATATGCCCATGGATAATTAAATGGTTTAAAAAATTCTCTCTCTTCATGTAATTTTAGTTTTTTCATTTTTGCTCCTCTAAATATTTTTTTAATCCTGTATATCCACCTTTGTTCAATTCATCATTAATGTATATTTGAGGAACAGTTCTTAGATCGTCTCGTTCCATTAACCTCTTACCATCATGTTCCCACAAGTTTATTTCGTTGTATTGTATGTTATGTTTTTTAAGTAACTTTTTTGCTTTTACACAATAGTCACACCATTTATCTGTTATTATATCAACCTTCACAAGCTATACACTCCTCTCCTTCTACTAATGTTGTTACATCTAATTCTTTAATAATTTGTCTTTCTATTTTTTTATATACTCTATCAGCTTTTCCAATCTTTTCACTTCTACAATAGTATAATGTTTTTAGTCCATGTTTCCAAGCCAAATAATGTACAGCATGCAAATATTTTATATCTGCATCTGGTCTAAAAAATACATTAACAGATTGTGCTTGATCTACAAATCTTTGTCTATCAGCTGCATGTTCTATAACCCACCTTTGATCTATTTCCATAGCGGTCTTATATGTATCTTTTTCGTAATTTGAGAGACATTTTAAGTGTTGAACACTACCATCATTAGCTATAATGCCTGACCATAAATCATCTATATCTAATTTTGGATCCTCTTCACATTTCTTTTGTAATAATTTATCTAACCATTTATTCTTGTTTAGAAAGGCACCAGAAAGAGTATCTTGCCTGTATGCATTAGCTCTCCAGGGTTCAATACTTGGTGACGTGTTTCCCATGATAATTGAAGACGAGGCGTTAGGAGCAATTGCCATGACATGAGAACACCTTTTTCCAGTTCCACTTGCATCTGGAGCTTCTCCTCTTTCTTTTCCAAGTTGTTTATTAGCTTTGTCAAGTTCGGATCTAATGTAGTCAAACAAGTGCATGTTCTTTGACTTGGCAAGAGCTGATTCAAATGGAATTCCGTTTCGCTGTAAGTAGGCGTGAAATCCCAAAGCTCCAACACCAACTGATCTTTCTCTTTTTGCTGAGTATACAGCTCTTGAGACTGAGTCTGGTGCAGTGTTAATAAAATGCTCGAGAACATTATCAAGCATCTCAAGTACATCTTTAATAAAATTTTTTTCTTGTTTCCATTCATCATAGTGTTCTAAGTTTAAAGAAGATAAACAACAAACAGCTGTTCTATCTTCTGCTGTTGGTAATATAATTTCAGAACATAAATTAGACTGATGAATTTTTAATCCTTTGTCCTTTAAATGTTTTGGTAGCTCTTTATTAGAGGTGTCAATATAATGTATATATGGTTCTCCTGTTTGCATTCTCATCTCTAATATTCTTTGCCATAGTTCAGTAGCTGAAACAGTATCTCTTGGTTCTTTAGTATGAGGATCTAATAACTGCCAGTTATCATCAGTACTTGGATCTACCATTTTCTTTTCTATAATATCCATAAACTTATCTGTAATGTTAATTCCATGATGCATATTTAAACATCTTTGATTTGGATCTCCAGTTGGTTTTCTCATCTCTAAAAACTGTATGATATCAGGGTGTGATATATCAAGATA